CTATTTCGCGACTGTCCCTAAATTATCCCGTTCTTCTTGTTTGCGTTGTTCGTTATAGATGACTGCACATCCTCCCTGGTCTTTACACACTGATAAATTAGCCGCAGCTTTTAACCATATTCCACCCCCTTTTATTTCAATGACCATATGATCTTCAAGAACGCGCAGTATTCGCATCCGTTGTTCTTCATTTGGGATTAATGTTTTGACGGCATCCATATTAAAATAGGCCGGATTTCTTGATAATTCATTTAGAAAAACGTCGGCAATGTTAATGTCTCCTTTTTGTAGTTTGGCTATCATAAGGTTCATTGAATAGTAATTCAATCTGAAATTTGCATCGGCTCCTATTTTTTAACTCTTCTTTGAATGCTTATTATCAGGTGTCTGAATTACAATATATTTTTGTAATTCATTGATATACATTATTTTAGCTCCAATTTTATGGGGGGGGGATTTTTGACCCCTAGATCTGTCGGAGCAGCCGGAAAGCCTGTAGAAACGCCTGAAATCGACGCAAACAGCCTATCGTAACGAACATTAAGGTCTTCCATCAGTTTATCGGCGACCTTTACGTCTTCTTTCCGCAGTAAGGTTTCCAGATGCAATATGCTGTTTAGTTAGTTCCACGTTCTATTTTCGGCGGGCCGGGCCTCTCCCGCCGGATTTGGGGCTTCCTTTATTTCAGATAAAATTTAACGGTTGATATGAGTTGGTCCGATAGTTTGTAAATGTCAGTAAGTGCTGTAATTAAATGTTTTGTTCCTTTCTTTTCCTCGTCAAACGTTTCAACATACTTTTTCCCTCCGTTGAAATGCAAGCCCAGATACTGCGCCCTCCGTAGTGGCTATCCGCTCCGCTGTTGTCGTTGGGGAAATCATTACCCGCAGCGTTCTTACCAAGCGAATAGCGTTCATAAAATCCGCGTAGTAGGATTGAAATACGATGGTGGACAAAATGTTTGTAAGAGCTGTTGTATCCATTGTAGGGGACCAGTATATAAGTTTTGTCCGCTCTTTTAGCATATCTTCGATTTCTTGTTGCGTCCGAAGTGTGGCGATAGCGATTATTTCGGCCACCTCTTTTGATTTTTCGGAGCATATGGTCCACATACGTTTAACAGCACCCTCCATCTGTTCGTCGTCGAAAATCAGATCAAGGTCTATTAGTCGGCGACTTATCATCGCGAGTCGTCCGAGTTGGAGGGGGTATAGGTAAAGGGTTATTTGTTCTTTGTCATTGCCTTCAATCTCGAACGATTCAATTTTTTCAGTCAGTGTGTCAAGTGCACGTTGTTCTGTAAGGCGGCCGACTTCTTCTTTTTTCATATTATAAACTATTGTTTTTGCTCCCGCCCCGTCCTCGAGACGTGATGCAAGTCGTCAGCTTTCCAGCGGGATAGAGAATTTACAAAACGCTCTTGGTATATTCCGGAGTTGTAATCGGCCACCAGGAATAACCACCTTGTTCCGGAGCTAAAACTTTCGCAGATACTTGAATTTGGAGCGGGTCGGTTTTATTGATTCCACCACCCAATGTCGCTACATATTTTAACCTTGCAAAAGCGATGGAGCCTCCACTTTTGGAATCGAATACGAATGCTTTTACTCCTTCGTAAATCTCGCCTTTTGCAGGTTCTGTAGTTCCGAAGTAAAATTCCATCGTGTCGTCGTCAAAATCTACGACATTCCAAGTAACTTCTTTTGTGCCTGTCGTTTCGTCGATTGCAGAGTAAAATGGGTCTGCTTCTCCTTCCCGATAAAAATCATTACTGGAAGGTATCGCGAAATTGGTGGAAACACCACCATTATAAGGCTGACTGATTTTGGTGAAAGCCTTCATTAAGTCGGCAGCCTCAGCGTCTTTTACTCCTTTCGGGAGAGGATTACCTGCATGAACGGCTTTCAGTCCGATTATTTGTCCCATGTTTAATATTTTTTAAGTTTTACTTTGAGGTTTGAAAATGTGTAGGAGATCCCCTCCTCACTAATAAGAGTTTCATCGCTCACATCAAAGAACCAGCGTTCGTTGATAGGGTAGTATCCTAGTGAATCGAAAGCGAGACGAGTTAGTTCGTTCAGACGGTTGCGATCGGGGTAGCGTTGCTCTTCACGACCGATTGTCGGTGTTGTGTCCGGTACATAAATGTTTACATTTACGGTTGCCACCTGCGAATCTCCGACGACATTTGACAATGAGCCTACGACGATAAATTCTCCCGAAGGATTATTCGGGTAGTGGTCCGCATACATCATCGGCACGGTCTTCCCTAACAGCGAATCCCGGATGCGATCCCAGACGAGTTTGAATATTTCCGTAGAGGTCAGGTTCATCGCTTTTTCGATTTTAAGAATCGAGCGAACTCCGCTTTGAGTTTTTCAGCAGTAGATTCCACCCAGTTTCCCGACCCTTCGAGAACGTCGAAACCTTTAGCCTCGACATATTTCGCGTATTCCATACCGGCTACCCATACGAGATATGTTTTGTTAGCGGGAAGTTCACGGGCGACAGACCGGGCATGTTCAAGCCCTTTGGCATGAGCTTCATCGGCACCTTTGTTCCCTTTAGGATTGCCGTCCGGTCTGACACGGCGGTTATACTTGAAAGATTCAGCAATGATTCTTCCGTATTGTACCACAACATACCCGATGGAGTTGCGTAGGTTACCCGTGTGATCGGTATAACTACCGTGTTCGCGGGCGTACTTCACCACTCTTTCCCCCAACGCCGACAACCATTCTACAGCTTTTCGGTCGTACTCTTCTTTTGCTCGCGCAAATTCAAGTTCCACCTCACGCCAGTTGGTACACTTTACAGCCATAATCTCGTGTTTTCGTAACGTTGTCCGCTTTTGTAGAATCCCTGTACCGGATACGACGCCGTGTCCTTGTCTTTCGGTTTGGCCTCAGTGCGGAGCGAACGGTCGAAGATGTTGAATCCTCGGCTGTCGAATATGCGTACTTTCGTCCCGATAGGAATTGGCTGTGTATCTGCAGGCATCGTAACCTCGAAAGAGTAGAGGAAGGCATCCCCGTTTTGCCCTTTGATTTGCTGTGCTCGTCCATTCTGACGGGCATTGCATCGTCCGATGACACGCCATTCATGCGCACCTTCGATCCACGAACCATCAGGATTTTGCGAGGCGTCCTCCTCGTACCACATTTCGAGCGTATAGGGGAATCTTACCATTGGTCGGAAATGTCGGTAATTTTCGATCGAGTATCGAACTCTTCGGCAATATCGTCCAGCCCGTTTTCCTTTGTGATATGGAAAATGCGCTTTTCCAGTTTGTCCGTGTACGACAATGAATAGCCCCCGTTGCTCTCACTCGCAAGAACAATGAGATTTCGCAGAATGGCGATTGTGGCTTTTGCCACGCTAATTTTATCGGTTACCGTATAGTCTGCTTGAGTGTCTATTCCCTCGTCAATGCAGGCCTTTTCTTTGAGGAAAGGATCCACATCGTAAGGATACAGACTTGCCGATATTGCCTCGAAATTCTTCATACAACTACGATTCTACGGTCAGCGAATAGATGCCGTTGATTTCGGTGATAACCGGAAGTGACAGCGACTGTGCTTTCGTGAACTCTACGCCGTTAGAGTTGTCGGTTTCGCCCTTGCCCCACTGTGAAATGCGGATGCGTCCGTAGTTAGAGTAGGTGACACCCGGCTCTTGCCGCAGCTCGTTGTCGGCATAGGCGTTCTTGATGACGCCCAGTTTGCCCGCAGGTACGAACACGAGGTTCTTGTCGTTCCACGGCGAATACTCCGTAAGTTTACCGTTATCCTGAATACGGGTCATGCGGCGGATGACTTCGAATGTCGGGAATCCGTTCGAACGCATAAACTCGTTCAGGTTCGCCAGCAACAGCGGTGTGGACGACTTGTCACTACCGAATACCGCCAACTTCATCTTCTTGTTGCGGAGGATATACGACAGGCGTTTCTGCGAGAGCAGAATGCGGTCGAACGTAACTTTGTCCTGTGCAGCATCGAGGATGGCTTGAATATCCTCCAGCGTATCGACCGTATCTTTATTGCCATCCGTCCATAACGTTTTCGCGGTGGCAATGTTCTCGCTCGGCATTTTGTAGTCGATCGTACCGCGCACACCACCCTCTGGGTTATTGGACGCGTCAAACGTGAATACGCCTTTGTTCGACAATGCTCCGAGGAAGATGATGTCCAGTTTCGATTGCACGGAGTTCACGACCTTCGTAACATTGTTCCACATCAGATTGATGAGCTGCTGTGTCTTGGCCGAATCGGACAGCATCCGCGAATCGAGAATCTGCAACACCTTACGATACTCTTCGATAGGCATCGAATAAGACATCTGGTGGGTTAATACCTTCTGCTTGATCGTTTCCAGTCCCTCGGTTCCCATGATAGGCTCCTTACCTTTGGAGTCGAGCGTTGCAGCGGCGACGCTCAAATTGTACGAGCCGATCAACTCCTCGAAGTTCAGTCCGACGGTGGGGGTGTCCCAGTCGAGGAATCGCTCGTAAATATTTTGGTCGAATAGCCGCTTACGCAGTTCAGAGGCGGCATCGATGCGAATCTGCACCTGTTTAGTCAGTTCGCCGAAAATGGATGAATAAAATACTTCGTTCATTGTTTACCTCCTCTTTTACTGTCGTACATACTTGATTTCGGGGTTGTTCTTCAGGCTGTAACCCTGAAGCCATGCAGCAGGGACGGGATAGGCTACATCCTTGAGGATGATACCTGCATATCCGGCCGATACGGTCTGGAATCCGTTATTGGCGGAATAGACCATGTCGGTTTCGACAACTGCATCAGGCAGATTGTCGTCCGAGAGGACATCTACGCCTTCAGTCGCACCCGTTACGGCCGCTGCGAACGTGATCACATCGTAATCTGCATTTTTGGTATCAATGCTTTTTACGGTCGAATTTGACTCGCCGACCTTAACCGCATCTCCTACTTGGAGCATGGAACCCTTCTTGACATGTGGAGCAGTGGTTGTGCCGCCCGACAGAACACGTGCACTCTTGCATATGGAACATTCCATGTTGTCGAAGTCGAGCTTGATCGGCGTACCTTTGGGAATCTTTGTCCCTTCGGGATAGGTTCCCTTCAGTTTGAAGTCCCCCGGCAATACGGCGAACTCACCGCGCCAGAATATGGGGAAACCGCCCTTTACTTTTGTTTTTTCAAATACGATTGCCATGATTTTACGTTTTGGTTACTCTTTGTCCGGAAGTGTTTCAGCCCACGCCTTTGCGAGTTCTTTGCCCTGCGCTTCGGGCGTGGACATCGGGAATCCCGAACCTTTCCCTTCCAGCCCTGCGGTAACCAGATTTTTCTGCACGTTTGCGAGGTAGTCGCCGATCGTTTTTTCATCTGCATCGTCGGCGATGACGAATCCCTCTTTCATGCGCCACTCCGGAATACCGAGTTCTTTTGCCTTTGCGGAGATGAGATTGGCCCGGTCGTTCTTGGCCTTTTCAGCTTTCAGAGTATCGCTCTCCGCTTTGATGGCGTTGTAACGCTCCTCCTGTTGCTTCTTGTAGGCTTTGAACCACGCAGGTTCCTCATCGTCGGGTTCGTTTTTTTTGCCCTGCCCGCCCCCATTTGCAGGAGATGCCTCACTCTTTGCCTTGAGTTCGTCATACAGTCCTTTCAGTGCGTTGTACTCGGTGCGTGCACGATCAGCGTCAGACTGGAAAACTTTAAGGAAAGGTTCGACCCCGCTGACTGCGGTTTCAATTTGCGATTCATCGGTGACGGATTTTTCCAAAATGGAGGCTACTCCGTCGAGAGCCTTCGCTCCGAACCCCAAATTAGAATACTTGGTTTTCAGCGCTACGAGAATTTTCTCTTTCATGTTTTTTCGTTCTATATGGTTTCGAATAAATCATCATATTCGCACAAAAAAGGTCTGTCAGCCGACGCCAACAGACCCACTAACAATTACATGAAGGTTATATCGTTCTGCAACTGGTGGGCTGCGACTTCACAGCCTCTGCGACAAAAGTCAGTATGTTCGGCACATTATGCAAATTATTTTAAGGAAAAATTCGTTAAAAAAAGAGGAGAGCAATTCTCACTGTCGGAAAATAGCTTTATTGAAATGATTCATTCCAAAAAGTGCGAAAAATAGTGCAAGAAGGAGAGGTATCCCGCAATGGGAAATTAGATTGGATTTGTGTCTAAATTGTGTGCCCGACTAAAAACAAACCAGTCACCTACAGGGCTGTAAGTGACTGGTTTTCTGTGTGGTGCCACCAGGAATCGAACCAGGGACACAAGGATTTTCAGTCCTTTGCTCTACCAACTGAGCTATGGCACCATCATCGACTGAAACTCGTGTGGGTTTCGAATCGTGGTGCAAAGATAGATATTATTTCCTGAAAACCAAAAAAACGACCGAATATTTTCCATCTCAGACTTTCATTTCAGGAACGGCAGGCCGGAATATCGGAAAATTTTTTCGGCCAGGATACCGGAAATTCAGGATTTTGGTTATTTTTGTAAAAACTGTAAAGATTATGAAAACAAGCAGTTTGATGATGTGTGCGCTGGTTGCATTGACAGCCTGCGGTACCGGAGTGAAGCAGAGTGTCCGTACGCCCGTCGAAATGGGCGAGCGGATCGAATTGAAGACGCCGGATCCCAAGATGGGACTGACTATCAACGAAGCGCTTGCGGCGCGCAGCTCGTCGCGCGACTTTTCTCCGGAGATGCTCTCTCTGGAGGAACTTTCGGGTGTACTGTGGGCTGCTGCCGGGGTAAACCGGGAGGATGGGCATCTTACCGCGCCTTCGGCTATGGCGCTCTATCCCATTCGGGTCTATGCTTTCCTGCCTGAAGGTGTGTATCGTTACGATTCGAAAGCGAATGTATTGAATCGGGTCATCGAAGGAGATCGTCGGGAGCTTACCGCGATGCAGGATTTCGCTTACACTGCGCCGCTCAATTTGGTGTATGTGGCCGATTACAGCGTTTATGCGGACCGGAATCAGCCGGTGGACCGCATCCGTTTCTGGTGCGCGGCCGATGCGGGCGGATATACGGAGAACGTGAACCTTTATGCCGCCGGAAACGGTCTGAAGGCCATTACACGGGGCAGCTTCAAGGAAGAGGCGCTGTTGGAGTTGCTGGGGCTCGATCCCGCACAATACGGTGTGATTCTCGCCCAGACGGTTGGCCGGTAG